TCATCGATGCGTTTTAAAGTGACCTCGAAATTGATCTTCCGTGGAGTGCCATCCGAGGTCAGTTCAGTATTGGTGTTAGTAACGTCAGTGACCACATACATACCGTAAATCCAGCCGTTTCCACCGATAAGTGGCCACGCATAGCCACCATCGGCCATGGTTCTTAAAGCTAGCAACGAAAGCATCCCCCCTGTTCTGGACGGCATTAAGTTGCCTGTAAGGGTAATGGTTTCATCGCCCAAGCCAATAAACTGCATCGACGGCCGCAGTCCCACGCGAGAGTTTTTAGCCCAGCGATAGTTAGTGGTTTGTTTTTGAGTCTGGAAGGGGAGTGTTTGGCGTTCAAACACCATCAGTCCTAATGTCATTAACATAGTCTCGTTCCTTAAAAACCAGAGAGGGCGGCAAGTTCTTGACGCTGCTTTTCTTGGGAAAGATGATCCGTCAAAAGTCGAGCAGTCGCGTGAGGATCGTTGGCCTCTGTGATCGTTATTTGGTTATTCATAACGGAAGAGTTATTAACCGTTGAACTACTATTCGCTGATTTAACTGCCTGATAATTGGTAGTCAGCGAAGTTGCTTGGGCCGCAGATTCAATAGCCGCAGTTGGAGGCTGATTACCCATATCTGCTTTATTTTCATCATCATCCGAATTTTTAAAGAAATTAAGCTTTTGCAATAGGCCGCTAATTTCTGAGCGCAACAAGCCGAACAGCTTGGTCGGGAATGTCAGGACCCTTGCAAACATTTCCCCCACCTGCTGGCCTGAATTACTCAGGTTTTGCAGTTCTGATTGCGTGTATTTGATCGGTTTCAACAGATCTGTAATCAGGTTGAATGCCGTCTTGAAGGGCGCGAAAGCTTCTCCAATAGGCCCAAGCACTGAGCTAAATCCTTCAACAACCCCACCGACAAATGCCTTGATAGGTTCCCAGAGTTTGGCGATAGCCACGCCTACCCCGACAATCAGCGCGATAAGGGCAATGACCGGCCATCCGATCACAGCAAACGCCGCCGCGATAGTGGCTCCGACCGTGCTAAACACCGTCCCCAGCAACCCGGCGCCCGCCATCAGCATATTTACGCCACTCAGCACCGGCGCGATAACGCCGCCTAAAAAGCCCAGTCCGCTAACCAAGCCGGTGACGCCTAAAGCCAAGCTGAGCAGGGCGTTCACCATCTGCGGGTTATCGGTTATCCAGGTGTTGAGGGTGTTCAGCCAGCCGGTGGCGGTCTGGGTCAGCTGACGCAGTGCATCACTTTGTCCTGCAAACAGGTTGATGCGGATGGTGTCCCAGCTGGCGAACAGCTTGGTGATATCGCCATCGAGATTGTCACCTTTGACCTTGACGGCCATTTGTTCTGCTGGCGTTGCGCCGTTCAGCGCCGCCGGAGTCTGAGCCAACACCTGATCGGCACTCATGCCACCTTTCAGCCAGCGCTTTTTGCTTCGCCACGACGTCGGAAGGTGCATGGCCAGAAGCCGCCATCGACAAACTCTGTTGGCGCAGCGCCGCCATTCGCGGATCGCCATTATTCAGGTGCAGCATGGCTTGCACCTCAGACAGCCCCGCCTCTAAATCGGCGCCGGGCTTGAGCAGGCTTTTTGCCAACTCGAGTTTGGGCTGCGCGAAAGCCTTAGCTGAAGCACTGACGTCTTTAAGCTGAGAAACACTCTGTTGGCGGCTTTTATACTTTTGCCCAATCAGATTGCCTTTGAGTTCCAGCGATTGCTGGCGATTGGCTGCCGTCGCCTGGATTTGGTCTTGGACACGCAGTTTTTCCGCCGGAATATCATTGGTATTTATCCCTTTGGCGCGCAGTGACTCAGTTTGTTTGCTGACTGATTTACTCAAATTCTCATGTTTTTTAAATTGCTTAGCGCTGAGGTTCCGCGCTTCTTGCAGAATCTGCAACTGTTCGGCTGAGTGGTTTTCAGGTGCAGACAGATGAATATCTGCCTCTAGCGTTACAACGCGAGCCTTAGCACTATCCAGACGTTTACGGCTCAGCTGCATTTTGTCCTGTGTCGACTCCAGCTTATTGATCGCTTTACTCTGCTGGTTGAACGAACTTAACTCCTTACTTGCCTCGCGAATGTCATTGGTGACCATGCTGAACAAGGTCATTGGAGGCGGGGTCCTAAGGCGCGCCCACACGTCGGCACTTGCCTGCGCTAATGACGACATTTCTTGCCTGATCCGCCCCAGCGTCTCGGGCATTTGCTCAAGATTACTCATCAGTTTTTACTCCGCTGCGTTGCAACGCCTTATATCGCCAGTTCATCAGTTCGGTTAGCGACATGCCGTCCATCTCGGACGGCGGCCAATGAAAAATCACCGCGATATCTGCCATCAGATCATCCACGGTCAGGCGGGGGGATATCTCTACCCGTCCTGTTTCGGCGATAAAAAACCAATCACCTTGCCAGCCAGCGCAATCAGGTCCGGTAGCTCCAGACGCGAGCACTCTTCTTTGGTCAGGTTCGGGTAGGTGATGCGGGGAAGAATTGTTATCAGCGCGTCAACGTCTGCATTCGCCAGCGCCGCCAGCCCAATGCCGCGCAGGCTGCCCGCATTGGGTTTGGTCACCTGAATTTCACTAATTTCTACGTCGCCGCGTTTTAGCGGGACATCAAGAACAACGGTGTTGTCGTGGTTTTCAACTGAGCTCATGAGATTTCCTTGATGCGATATTGGGAACGAATGAAAAAGAAGCCGGCAATTGCTGCCGGCTAGAGAGCAGGGGGGGATTACAGGCCGAGCGCCGAGCGATGCTCTGCCAGACGGTCAACGCCGTTGACGATTTCGACCATGTTGACGGTGTCGACTTCAATCAACTCTTTGCCATCGATAGTCAGCTTGAAGTAAGTACACTGGGTAGAGATCTTGGTTTCAGTGTCTTCGCCTTGCTTGTACTCGCCGAAATCGAACTCTTTATGGCGGCCGCGCATCACCACTTCGACAGCAGAGATATCGCCGGTGTCGTCACGCTGGAATGAGCCGGCAAAGCGCAGAGGGATATCCGCCGTGCTGCCCCACTGCTGCAACACCAGTTCGTCCATGCCGCCGATGGTCCATTCCAGCGCCAGCGCGTCGTCGTCCAGGCCGAAGTCCACGGAGACCGAGCCGCTCATGCCGCCGCCGCGGTAGTTTTCCAGCTTGCGAGTCAGTTTTGGCAGAGTCAGCGAGGAGACCACGCCGAGGTAGCTGTTCCCGTCATTGAACAGGTTCAGGTATTTCAGTTTCTTAGGGAGTGCCATGAGTCAAATTCTCCTTAGCTGTTCACGGAGGCGGCAAAGTTCACCAGATATTTATCGGTGATGCGTTGGCGCAGGGTCAGATCTTCCAGTGGTGGAACCGGCGTGTAGTCGTAATCGATGTACAACTTGCCCGCTTTCAGCGTCTCAGGCGTGTTGGCCGATTCGTCATACCAGCAGTTGCCATCAATGATGTAACCTGCGGATTTCATCTCGCGCATTTTGGCTTTGATACCGTCAATCATGTCGCGGATCAGGGAAGGCGTGAGTGGCTTATCGACCGCCCACATGTGCGCTTCGGCCATGGTGTCAGCCAGAACTTGTGCTGTGCGGGTGTAGTTTTCAAAGGCGAAAAGTGGGTCATCGCTACAGGTGCGGTTGCCCCAAAAACGGAAACCATCTTTGCGCACCAGCGTGGTGACGCTGGCTTCGTTCAGCAGGTCTGCGTCGGTGCCGGTGGCTTGCAAGTCCCAGAACACGCTGGCGGACAGGCCGGTTACGCCGTTGACGCCGACGTTAGACAGGGTTTTATGCCAGCCGGTTTCCTGGTCGATTTTGGCACGTAAGCCCAGCGCACGCGCCGATGCATAGGCAATATCGGACTGGCTGGTCGTGGTGTTCCAGTTAACGAAATCAGGCCAGATCAGCATCAGTTCGCGCTGGCTGAAGTTCTCGCGGTACTTGATGGCGTCAGAAATGGTTTTCGCACCATAAACGCTGACATAGCCGAAAGCGCGCAGCTGTTGGCAAACTGCCGCCAGCGCCGTTGCGACGGCTTGGTTGTCGTGTCCCGGTACGCCAAGAATGCGCGGTTTAACGCCCAGTTCGGCTTGTGCAGAAAGCAGGGCCTTCATGCCGGTGTAACGACCGTTGGCATCAGAACCGCCGATGATGTTGGTGGTCGTCGCTGCCTCATCTTCGCCTTCAGCAACACGCACGACCACTGTTACTGGCTTACATTGGTCAGCGATTGCCAACAATGCCGGGCCAAGCGTACCGGTTTTACCCGCCTTGCCGCTGGCAGCCAGTACGTCAGTGATCAATACCGGAGTGTTGAGTGGGAACAGGGTTTTGTCCGCGTCTTCGGCAGTACAAACTAAGCCGATAACAGCGGTTGAAACAGTAGAAATAACGCGTGTACCGTCGTTGATTTCAACAACACGTACGCCGTGGTGATAATCAGCCATCGGGTTGACTCTCTCTTTTGTGGGTGGTGAAGCAAGGATGCCGTCAAAGAGAGAAGCCTGCACTCGATGGCAGGCGTGGGGGGAATGACACAACAGGGTGGGGGGAATTTTAAAGAAAAGGGTATAAAAAAAGCCCCGCTAGGGGCTTGGTTTTACTCTGGTGAAGTCGGCCAAGAGATATCTGGCGCTAATGAGGTATCAACACGACTGAGTTGTACTCGATAAAGTTTCCATACTTTATAACTATCTTCTTCTTCATCAGTTGCCATATTGAGATCAATCGCATCTTGCAGTGGGGAAATTATGGCCGAGGCTTTAGATATCAAGTTTTTTCGTTCAAGTTCGGCTTTCTCAATTTTCTCTCTCTTGCTCTCCACCCTTTGCTTGATACTTTTTCCATCGAATATCCAGTTGCCATCAACAACAAATTCTTTAGGAATATCTTCTTGCCTAAATTCTGCTACGGAAAGGTTAATAGGCCAAAGTTTGGATACGTCCTGGTTCATGGCACAAATTATTCCGTCACTGTTATAAGCAATTTTAATCGAATTAGACTCAAAGTTTTTTTGACTTTCATACCAGTCATTGTTTTTTTCATCTTTTAGAAATAAAACTCCTTCAATTGCATTGTTTTCAGATGGTGTATATAACTTGAAGTTACTCATGTTTTTCATAATTTATACCGTCCCAATAGTGAACCAGTTTCCATTGACCAGAATTTGTATAGCAGAGTAGGCTCCCCAATTTGGCGGGTAATAATTTGCCCCCGACATTCCTGTATAAACACAGCCACTAGGAAGATCCATTCTGCCACCGGTATCACCTATAATTGCCCTACCAGCTAAGCGAACACTATTGACAAAGTTGCCATAGACCCAATCTCTGCGCGACAGGCTAACAACTTCACCAGAATTTGAGTTTCGCATGTAGGGTAGCTGGGCGTTACCTGCTTCAAAACCTGCAACGCTACATGTATCTGATTGAATTGCTCCAATATCTAGTGGAGCTGGCCTATTATTAGGACTCCATACACGCACGCTACCAGATGACTCATAAACCCCAGCAGCCGAAATAATATTTCCAGAGCTAACAAACGAACCGTCATAAGGGCTAAATGACCATATTTGAGACCCTCCGCTATCTCCAATAATATGAATAACTGCAGTTGGGAAATGAGAATCTCCTGATGTCAGTGCTCCAAAACTAATGGCTGCCGCGTAGCCAACTTCTTGAGTCTGCACTATGCCTTTTACTATAGGGTGATATTGGCTTGTATTACGTGGTGCGGCAAATCCGGTGGGAACTACAAATGGTGCCGCGTTATTTAAATATTGACTCGCATATGCCCCTGCACCCTCCCAAGTCCCAGATCTACTCGCATAATGTAACGCGTTATTTAAATATCCGACATCACCGCCGCTAGCAGGAACAGCCCCCACATTATAAGGTGATAAGTTAATATCCGTTGTTCCATCAAAGGGTACGCCTGAAATGTTTTTCGGAGAGGCAAGTTTATTTGCCGCAACGGCTGTTCCACCGGTTGGTAATGCGCCAACATTGGCTGCTGTCAGGCTAATATCCGTTGTCCCATCAAATGCAACCCCGGCAATATTCCTTGCAGTAGCGAGTTTATTAGCTGCAACGGCTGTGCCGCCAGTAGGCAATGCGCCGACATTTGCTGCTGTGATACTAATATCCGCTGTCCCATCAAAGGCAACTCCGGCAATATTTCTTGCAGCGGCGAGTTTATTAGCAGCGACCGCTGTTCCACCTGAAGGGAGCCGCCCATTAGCATTATCATTCGCGGCCTTTACCGCTTTAGGCGTTGCGGCTAAGTTTTCACTATTACTATCGACAGCGCTGTTTAGCTGCACAAAACCTTTATCTGTGAGGGTGCCATCAGGGTGGCGGCGAGAGGCTTCGTGCTCAGCAAGCAGATTATTGACGTATTCCTCTGTGGCAATAATCAATGTGTCATCAATACTCAGGCTCACAGCCTCAGTATCTGTGACTGTAATAACCATGCGCAATGTTTGCGTTCGGCCAGAGCCTTCTTCAAGGGCTGGCTTATAGCTGTCAGCCATATTGCTAACTGCGATCAGCTCTCCTTGATCAGAAAATAGGCCCATTTCTCGCATCCAAAAACCGCCGACGCTGGCAGGAATAATGGCCTCAGCCACGATCCAGTTTGGATTTTTATTATCGACTTTGATTGAATTGAGTAACAGTCGATAGGTTTCATGGACGAGTGCCGTTTGCTCGACAGAAGGTTCCGTTGGAGAGCCGTTGCCGTCGCCGACAGCCATATGGGAGATATTAATGTCTTTACCACTCTCAATGGCTGCGGCAATACGCGTTTGCCCAAGAGTGGTAACAACTGATTTAAATTTGCTCATAAGTATCCTTATCAGTTCGGGTAAACGGTCAGCACTTCTGCGTCATAAGCCGCTGCTGCCATATAAATCGTGCCAGGAATATCTTGCGTGATTGTCAAACCGATCAGGTGGCGGCTGGCCGGTTTAGCGTCATCAATCAGACGTTCCATTTCTTCATACATTGCTTCGTCAATGCCGGTTTCTAGTACGCCGATGTCGAGACGGAACGTGCCTGGAGGGTCATTTGTCTCCCACCATTCGGTGATATTGATGACATACCCCAATGGCTCGACGACCCGACGAACTGCGCTGATCGTTCCTTTATGCTGATGGATGAACCACGCCTTTTGAATCACACTACGCTTAGTCGCGGTGGGCCATTCACTATCCCAACGGTCAACTGATAACGCCCATGCCAGATAGGGGAGAAAGGGCGCAGGGCAGGTTTGTGGGTTCCAAAGCGTTTTTAAAGGAACTTTGACATTTGCCAGTTGAGCGCAGGCTTCAGCGGCGGCTCGTTCAAGGGGTGAGGAGCCGGTCGGTAGAAGCGATTCATTCATCTGAACCTCCTACTGCAATGGCATAATGTGTGCAGAAAGAGGCTTGGGTTTTATCCAAGACGATATCTACTTGCGGTTTAGCGAGTTCTACACGCTGAACGCCTTCAACGTGCAGAGCTGCGTAGATGGCGGATAAACGAATATCTCGCCCTAATCGGTGCTGCGCGCTGATATAGGCTTTTAGTTTCTCTTCGGCAGCTTGGGTTATAGGTTCAGACTCAGGGCCCGGATAGAGGAATAGCGTCGCGTCAATCTCATAAGAAACA